CCTACACAAGAACACGTTTTAGGTAAAGATTATCCATTATATTTTACAGATAAAAAGTCTTTTCTTGAGTTGTTAGATAATACACCAAAAGATTTCCAATGGGATTTACCACCACACGATGAAAGATTTAAAGAAAATCTAATTAATGATTTGAGTGAAGCTTGTGATGGTAAAAAGAAACGTACTGTAAAAACACCAAGTGCTGGAATTGAGTGGTTATACCATATTCTAAAAGGTAATGGTTTCAAGAAAAATTTATTATACAATAGTCATCCTAATTTGTATTTGAGTAACACGTGGGAGAAGATAAGACTTTGGTGTATATCCAAAGGAATAAAAGATGACCCAAATTATGAGTATACAAAGTTATTTGTTCCAGATGATAAACGAGATGAGATACAAAAACTCGTTGATGATTCTGAATTGACATTTGGTGAGTCTAAAGTAGACCCAAAGTTCAAGACAATCAATAAAGATGATAGTTGGTTTTAATGTATCAGAATATATTTTATGATAACTTCAAAAACAAGATACACATTTGGGATGACGAAAAAGGTTATCTCGTCCTACCATATAAAAAATACGCTTACGTAAAAGACAATTATGGAACTTATGTATCTCTATATGGAGATAAACTAAAAAAAGTATATAAGTTCGATAAGAAGACTAAAAACCTTTGGGAATCTGATGTTAATCCAGAGACAAGAACACTTGTTGATATGTATACAGATTCAGATGATATATCTTCAGACATAAGAATTGGTATTATTGATATCGAGGTTGAGGTTACACAAGGATTTCCAGACGTTCAAAAAGCAGAAAACAAAATAACTTCAATAGCTTATTACGATAGTGGAGTGGACAAATATTTTTGTCTTGTTCTTGACCCAGATAACAGACTAACTCTTGAAACTAAAGATGATATTGAGATAGAAGCTTTTCAAGAAGAAGGTGAGTTATTAAATAGATTTTATGCATTATTTCTTCAGTTAAGACCTACAATATTGACTGGTTGGAATAGTTTGAGATTCGATATGCCATATCTTTACAATAGAGCTACAAACGTACTTGGTTCTGAAATAGCAGATTGTCTTTCTCCAATCAGAAGAGTTAATTGGAGTGAGTACCAAAATAGATATAAAATAGCTGGACTATCTCAATTAGATTACTTGTCACTATATAAAAATTTTACATATACTCAAAAGACATCTTACAGATTAGATGCTATAGCAGAAGATGAACTTGGTGAGAAAAAAGTTGAGTATGAAGGAACACTAAATGATTTGTATGACAATGATTTAAATAAATTCGTAGAATATAACATTCATGACGTTAGACTTGTTAAGATGTTAAATGATAAGTTAGATTTTATAGATGTGTGTCGAGGTATTGCTCATGTTGGTCATGTACCATACGAAGAAGTAGAATGGTCTTCGAGATATCTTGAAGGAGCCGTATTAGTTTACTTAAAGAAACTTGGTATTGTTGCACCAAACAAAAAGAAAGATGGTAGAAAAGATTTATTTGAAGAGAACAAGTTCTCTGGTGCTTATGTACAAGACCCACAAAAAGGTAGACACGAATGGATATATGATTTAGATATTACTTCAATGTATCCATCAATTATTATGTCATTGAATATATCGCCAGAAACAAAGATAGGTGAAATAGTTGGTTGGAATCCAGAAGAGTATGTTCAAAAAGTACCAAAAACTTATACAGTAAAAATGGGTGGTAAGGAACAAGGTAAGGTTACACACGAAGAGTTACAAACTTATTTTAATGATAATCAAGTCTCTATTTCATCCAATGGTATAATTTATAAAACAGATAAAAAAGGTTTGATTCCCGCTCTATTGGAACAATGGTTTAATACAAGGGTAGAGTTTAGAAAACTAGCTAAAAAGTTTGCTGACGAAGGTGATGATGAGAAATATCAATATTTTAATAGGAAACAATACATTCAGAAAGTTGTTTTAAATTCATTGTATGGTGTATTAGGTCTATCAGTATTTAGGTTTTATGATTTAGATAACGCCGAAGCAACAACGTTGACTGGTCAATCTCTAATTAAGTTTACAAAGAAGATTGGTAATCACTTTTATAATAAAGAACTTGAAGATGACAAAGACTATTGTATTTATATTGATACCGATTCAGTATTTTATTCTGCAGTACCACTTCTTGAAAAGAGATTTCCAAATCAAGAACTTTCTGATGTTATGAAAACACAAAAGATTTCAGAGATAGCCACAGAAGTTCAAGGTTATATGAACAAGTCTTATGATTACTTTGCTAAAAAGTTTTGTAATATTTCTAAACATAGATTTGAGATTAAACAAGAGATTATAGCAAGAGCTGGTTTCTTCGTTGTTAAGAAACGATATGGGATGAGAATTATCAATGACAATGGGGTAAAAGTAAATAAGGTTCACGTAAAAGGTTTAGATACAGTTCGAAGTACATTCCCACCAGCTATGAAACATTTACTAAAGAGTGTACTTGATGATATATTGAATTATGTTCCAAAGGATAAAGTTGATGAAAGAATATTAGACTTTAAATCTAAGATAAGACAATTGAGTGTAGATGATATAGCAAATCCAGTTGGTGTAAAGAACATAGAAAAGTATACACCAAAAAAAGACGATGGATTCAGTAACGTTGGAGCAAAAACAGCCATTATGACTGGTACACCAGTTCATGTTAAGTCTTCAATATACTATAATGATTTGTTAAAGTATTTTAAGAAAAAAAGTTATGAACCAATTGTTAGCGACTCTAAAATCAGATGGGTGTATTTGAAAGATAATCCATTGAAATTAGACGTTGTTGCTTATAAGGGATATGAAGACCCAAAAGAGATAATGGATTTTATTAAAGAGTACATTGATTATGATAAGATGTATGAACAAGCTATGACCAAAAAACTAAATATGTTTTATGGTGCATTAGATTGGAGTGAACCACAAGTAAAGAATGAAAACGCATGGTTTTAGTATTGTACACAATTCCTAAGTGTCCATATTGTAAAGAAGCTAAAACTTGGTTAAGAAACAATGGTGTAAACTTTATGGAAGTCAGAGTTTTTGAGAACAAAAAATTAGAGGAAAAACTCTATAAGAAAACAAATTCTGATAAATTGACGTATCCAATAATGAATATTAGTGGTAATTACTTCAATGGTTGGTTGAATGAACAACAATTAAAAAAATTTAAGGATTTATTAAAAATAAATTGATGGTTTTGAACGAGTCATATATATGTATATATAACTCATATAATAATAGGAGAAAATGGTTATGGAAAAAGCGAAACTTACTCGCTACCTTGACAAAATACGTCTTGGAAACAAAATAACACAAACACAAATAACAACACATAATGGTAATACTCATTCTGCTGTTGCAACAGATAATAAAGATTGTTTGGTTGTTTTGAAAATGGAAAAGTCACCGATGCAAGAAGCTACTATTGGTGTTGGTGATATTTCAAAGTTAAGTAATTTATTACAATCACTTGGTTCAGAAATATCTTTTGATGTTACTAGCATTGATAGAGATGGTGAGAAGAAAGCGGTTGAGGTAAATTGTAAAGATGATTTTGGTAATAAAGCGAAATATATGTTACACGACACAAGTGTCGTACCTAAAGCTAGTGATGAGATATTGAAGACTCTTTTTCAACAAGAGTGGGAAGTATCTTTTACAATGGATTCTAATTTCATTCAAAAATTTACAAGTGGTAAATCAGCACTTGGAGATGAAATAGATACATTTACAGTATTAACTGAAAATGAAAAAACTTCAGTTTGTATTGGTTGGAGAACAACACACTCTAACAGATTGGAAATACCAGTAACAACAACAAAGTATGCTGATGTTGATAAATTTTACTTCAATAGTGATGTTATGTCTGAAATATTGAATGTAAATAAAGAATGTGAAACTGGTACTTTTGAAATGGTTGGTGGAGATAGACCACTTGTAAAGTTGTCTTTCAACATTGATGATTATTCAGCAGTTTACTTTTTACAATCACGTACAGCTATATAATTTGAATGTTAGTTACAAACGATAAAAACACTCTATGGGTAGAAAAGTATCGGCCTACAAGTCTCGAATCTTACATAGGTAACAAACACCTAAAGACTAAGATAGAAGACGCTATAGAGAGTGGAGACTTACCACATCTTTTACTATATGGGAAGGCTGGTACAGGTAAGACCACTCTCGCTAAATTACTTGTTAAGAACATTGATTGTGAATATCTATACATTAATGCATCGGATGAAAGAAGAGTCGAGGTCATAGATAAAATCAGACCTTTCGCTGGTTCTCTTGGTTTCGCTAATATGAAAATCGTTATACTTGATGAGGTTGATTATATCACACCAACAAGTCAAGCGGCTCTTCGTAACATAATGGAAACATATTCTAATCATTGTAGATTTATCTTAACTTGTAATTTTGTTGAGCGTATTATAGACCCAATCCAAAGTAGATGTCAAGCGTATAATCTAACACCACCATCAAAAAAAGAAGTAGCTATACATCTTGGTAAAATACTTGATAATGAAAATGTTACGTATAAAAACGAAGATATAGCTTTTATCATCAATAGTTGTTATCCAGATATTCGTAGAGTTTTAAATTCTGCACAAAGACAATCTGTTGATGGTAATCTTGAGTTGGATAAAACAAGTATCATTCAGAATGATTACAAGATGAAAGTACTTGATATCTTGAAGAACCAAGATAAAAGAAATGCATTTAAGAACATAAGACAATTGTTATTAGATAGTGAAGTAAAGGATTATTCAGAGTTGTTTAGATTATTATATGATGAGGTAGATGATTGGGGTAAAGGTCATGTAGCAGAATGTATCTTGACCTTAGCTAAATATCAACAATCTGATGCTATTGTGGTTGATAAGGAGATAAATGCAATGTCTATGATAATAGAGTTATTGGGAGTTGTAAAATGAAAAAAGTCTTAGTCGTTGGAGATAGTTGTAAAGATGTTTTTATTTATGGAGATATCGAAAGAATAAGTCCAGAAGCTCCTATCCCAGTATTTGTACCTACACGTGAAGAATCGAATGATGGTATGGCTAGAAATGTTTCAAATAATGTTGAATCGTTAGATATGGGTATTCATACAATTACTAATCAGAATAGTATTGTTAAAAAAAGATACGTTGATAATCGTAGTGGTCAAATGGTTTTAAGAGTTGATGAACATGATTATTGTGATAGAATAGAAGACATACTACTATCAACAATTCAGAATAATGAATGTTATATATCAATGAGTGGTAAAGTTGAAGTTGATGCTATTATTATATCAGATTATTGTAAAGGTTTCTTACACGAAGATGATATCAAGTGGATTTGTGACAATAATAAAAATGTATTTGTTGATACAAAAAAGAAACTTGGTACTTGGATTAAGAATGCAGACTTTATAAAAATAAATGAATTAGAGTATAAGAAAAACCACGAGTTATTATCAGATGAAGGATTTGAAGACAAACTTATTGTTACTTTGGGTAGTAAGGGATGTAGATGGAATGACATAGAGTTTCCAGTAGATTCAGTACCAGTTAGAGATGTTAGTGGAGCTGGTGATACTTTTTTAGCAGGATTGGTTCGTGGTTACTTACAAACAGGAAATATAGAACGAGGTATTGAATTAGCTCAAAAGTGTACGACATTGGTTGTACAAAAACATGGAGTCGCAACAGTTAGTATAGGAGAAATAGAATGAGTACAAAACCAATGAAACCTTTTCCAGGTGCACCAAAAAGTGAAGTAAAAATTAATCTTGAAGACCAAGAAACTATGAAATGTGACAATTGTGGAAACTATTTATTTATAACATCATTTGTTATTAAGAAAATATCAGCTATCGTCTCACCAACAGGACAAGCTGGTTTGGTTCCAGTTCAAGTTTATAGTTGTGGTAATTGTGGTCAAGTACCAAAACAACTTTTAGAGAGTAGTGGTCTAAGTGTCAAAGAAGAAGAAACAGACAATTAAGAAAAAGGGTCTATTCGACCATTTAAATGCTGTAACGCAATATCAGAACCCAGATTATTGGGATACTCTTTCAACAGAGGATAAAAAAACATATTCGGATTACATGGTCAATCGTTTTCTATCAATGAAGATGGAATGGGTTGATTTCGTTAATGACGTTCAAAAGTATTGGGATGTCTTAACACCAAGAGAACATTATAAAATATATTGTGATGTTCTACCAAAAGGAAAACAATTTTTGAAATACGTAAAAGGGAAGAACGACATGAATTTACCAAAGTGGTTTATTGAAATTATGACCAAACACTATGAGTGTTCTACATCAGAAGTAGGTAACGCTGTAGAAACACTTATATTAACAGAACAAGGAATGTATGAAATTAGAGAAGTTCTACAGAAATATGGCATAGAGCCAAAGATGTGGAAGGATTTACCATTTAGTTTACAATAGGAGTTTACAATGACTAATCTTGAAGAGAGAAATATCGAACACGCCATTTTAATGAAAGAGTTAGAATGGGGTGTAAATACAGAAACAAATACAGTCTATATGGCATATGATTTTGATATGGACAATCTTTATACAATCGTTACAAAAATAGATAATCTATTAAGACACCAAAAAGACCCACGAAGAGCACTAAATATGATTATAAGCTCCTATGGTGGGGATGTATATACTATGTTAGGTATGATAGATTATATAAGAAGTCTACCAGTTAAAGTTAACACTCACTGCCTTGGAGCTTGTATGTCGGCCGCAGCAGTTTTACTTGCTAGTGGAACTGGTAAAAGAACGATGACTCAAAATTCAACCGTGATGGTTCATGAAGGTTCCGCGTTTGAAGCTGGAAAAACATCGGATGTACTAAAAGGAGCTGACCATTTAAAACTATTACAAAAAACAATTTGTAATATTCTTGGAGATGTAACAAAGAAATCTTCGGAGTTTTGGGAAGGAGTTTCTAAACAAGATACCTATCTAACAGCTAGTGAATGTTTGGAGTATGGTGTCGTAGACGAGGTAGTGTAAATTGAGTGAACCGAGTTTATTAGACTTAAAAAGAGGAAAAGTTATGAAAACTATAAAAGACACACCAACAGGTGTTGATTCACCTGGAACAATTGTTGAACAAATGGAAAAAGAATGGCCAGAAATGACACAAGAGTTCAAAAAACTACAGAGAGAACAATACGAATTATTCTGTCATAAACAACATGATTATGGCCCAGGTAATATTTCGGTTGGTACTCAATTAATAACAGATGACGAGATACATTTGTCACTTACTGGTTTATGGTTTAGGATGAATGATAAGATACAAAGGTTAAAAACTTTATTAATGGGTAAGAGAGGAAATGCTGTAGAAGGTGAACCAATGGAAGATGCTTATTTAGATGTTAGTAATTATGGAATTATGGCAACCATTGTTAAAAATGGTAAATGGGGTAAGTAATGAAATCACCATTGAAGATTATAGAAAGAATGGTTAAAGAAACACCTAATGATATGGAATTGGGTGGTAAGATTAGACATTACATAAATTGGTTAAGAGATACTAAGGGTAAAAAAGATGTATAAATATGAATGTAAAGCTGGAGTGTATGAATCAGATACACTATTTGGTTTAGTTTGGGAAATGTTCACACATAGATTATGGCACTTAAAGGAGCATGGTAAATGGATGGATTAAGAATATTACATTATGGTAGTCCAGTAAGATTTGATAGTAGTGGAGTATTTCAACATCAGTTTGATTCTAATTATAAAGTATTAGAAAAGACAATATCATTCTTACCAGAATGTCATCATTATGTTTTAGTACCAGAAAAACATACTATGCCTGATGACAGACCAAATGTTACTCTTATAAAATATCCATACTATAGAAACGCTCTATCTAATCGTTCAGCTTTCCATGATTCTGTTTTTAGAAATATCATAGACTTTAAAACACAAGACATTGATTTCGTATTTTGTCACCAACCAGAGATGTTGTATAATATCTTTGTAGCTATGAGTGATAAGAGATATGGACAAGTTGTAAGTAGATTTTTATTCTTTCACTGGGTTGATTGTCCAGGTAGTAGAGTATCTTCAGCAACACCACCACCATTTATGAGACAAATAGAATCAATAGGTATGGCTGATAATGCATTCTTTCATACTGATATATCGAATGATTGGTTAGCTAGAAACTTTACAAAAGGACAACCAGTTTCTATTGATATGAATTATATCAAGAATAAGACAAAAACTATGCCACTAGCTTCAGACCCGTTACCACCAGCAGAACCTATAGACTTACCAACAGATAAGAAGATTGTTGTATTCAATCATAGGTGGGGTCAAACTACTGGTGTAAATAGGTTGTTAGAATATTTCGAAGGATTGGAAGACGAGTATATGATATGGAGTACTGATTGGCAAGCTCCAAAAGAGTATGTAGCTTCTAAATTAAACAGAGGTCAATATAGATACTTGTTAGAAAACTCTCATTGTAGTGTAAGTTTTGTTGATGGTTATATGACTTGGAATCTATCGGTACAAGATGGTATACAAGTTGATAAACCAGTTTTGGTGTATGACAATCCACAAATGAGTAAAGTTGTAGGAGAAAATTATCCATACACATTTAAAACCAAAGAAGAGTTTCAGAATATGATACGAAAAATACCTGAAAAAAGCTCTTGGAATTTAGATAATTTTGAGTTAACTTTTAGGGAGAACTTGAGGAATACCATGCAGGAAATCATTTCTCGTGCTAGACCCAAGTTACCACAAGATGCTATGAATTGGTTATATTGTATATTAAATGGAGTGACACAAAAAAGTCACATAACAGAACAAGTTCAACCACATCTAGCAGCTAATTCAACATGGCAGTACATTCGTAGGTGGTTACTAAGTAAAGGTGTTAGAGACAATCCAAAAACACCATACACTAATTACGATTTGTCTAAAAGTAATATTGACCAAGAGTTGATTGATGAATGTTTGAGTAGTGTAGAATTAGATTTAAAAGTAAATAAACGTAAGAAGTTAAGTTCAGTAGATAAAGAGGTGTCTTGGTTTTGAAATCAGTATCGTATAGTCAATATAATTTATGGTCACAATGTCCACATAGGTGGAAATTATTATATGTAGATGGTCTTCGTGAGTTTACAGATAGTATTCACACAATGTTTGGTACATCAATGCATGAAGTACTACAATTTTATTTACACGTAATGTATAATCAGACTGCTAAAGAAGCAGATTCAATTGATGTAGAAGACCTATTAAGACAAAGAATGCAATATCATTATGAAAGAATAATGAAAGCTAATGGTGGTGAGGTTTTTTGTACTGAAAATGATATGGTAGAGTTTTACAATGATGGGTGTGTTATTTTAGACTGGTTCAAGAAAAGAAGAGCTCAATATTTCAGTAAGAAGGGATATGAACTTGTTGGTATTGAAACAGAACTAAATTATAAAATGAAGAGTAACGTGGTGTTTAAGGGGTATATTGACCTCGTAATCCACGATACAGTTAGAGACAAGTATATCATCTACGACATTAAGACTTCAACAAAAGGTTGGAACAAATGGCAGAAGAAGGACAAAAATAAGACAGACCAGTTGTTATTATACAAACAATTTTATTCAGCTCAGATGAATGTTCCGATTGACAAGATAGATGTTGAGTTCTTCATTGTAAAACGTAAGTTATGGGAAAATGTTGACTTTCCACAAAAGAGGGTTCAGAAAGTAGTACCTGCTTCTGGTAAACCAAGTATTAATAGGGTACTTTTGAACTTGAATAATTTTTTAGCAGAATGTTTCGATGAGAAGGGAGAATATCTTCAGGATACTATTTATAGAAAAGAGCCTTCACAAAAGAATTGTAAATATTGTGAGTTCAAGAACAAACCAGAACTATGTGATAGGAAGAGGTAATTATGAATCATCTTGGAAAAATTAGTATAAGAATGAAATTAGATGATTTCACGAATGAACAGGTAGAAAAAGAAATTTTACGAGAATTAGAAAATATTCAAAAAATTTCAAGTGGTGTAGTAGAATTACAATTGTGGTTCGATGATGCAAAAGATAATAGTTTTGATTTAGGTAAAATACTTGAATCTATGAACGAAGCTCATCATTGGAAAACAAGTATAAAAGCTATATCCAAGATGAAAGATAGTGACTATGCTTGGTTCGATATCAGATGTGTAGAAGATTTAAATACACTAAATGGTAACTTCAGATTTCAATATAGATACCATGAACCATCACAAATAGCAACTGGGTTAAGTAAGTTCTCTGAAGCAATAAAATTCTTCAAAGAAAAACCACCCAAAGAAAAAAAGGTAGAACGTAAACAAAAACGGAATGATTTATGAAAATAGGAATAGTAGGTTCGAGACAATATTCTAATAAAAGAAGAATCAAAGAGTTTGTATTTGCACTAAAAGAAAAGTTTGGAGAGAATATTGAGATAGTAAGTGGTGGACAAAAAGAAGGAGCCGATGGATACGCTAAAAAGTATGCATTAGAGTTTGATATGAAATATGCGGAAT